ACCCGTTCGTGCAGGGCAACCCCGACATGTTCACCGCCCGCCAGCCCGGCGTCGACGAGCCGGTCGAGCCGGTCGAGCCGGTCGAGGAGCCGAAGCGTCGAACTGTCCGTAAGCCTGCCGATGCCTAGCCGCGGCCACGCCGTCGACGCCGACCCGGCAATCGCCCGGTGCGCGGTGCTGGTCGCGCACGCCGCATACGCCCGGAAGCTCCGCACCGTCGTCGACCTGCGCGCCGGTGCCGGGGATCTGCTGGCGCTGCTCGGTCCTGCGGTCAAGGCGTGGGGCTATGACCCGATGCCGGACAACATTGCCGAAGCCTCGGAGCGGGGCGTCGACGTGCGTCCCGGCTGGCTGCCCGAACCGATCGAATGGGGCCAGATCGCCGTCGCCATCGACGTGCTCGAGCAGCAGCCCGACCCGGCAGCGTTCGTGCGCTCGACGGCCGACAACACCGACGTGCTGATCTGCACTTCGCCGCTCGGCCAATGGGACTTCGCCGGCTACCGCGAGCTGTTCGAGCACGCCGGCTTCGTGGTGACGCAGCATCAGGCCGTCGGATCGTCGCAGATCGTTGTCGCCGAACGGCTCACCGAGGGAACGCAGCGCCCGGTACCCGCCGTCGAACAGCCGGCGCCGAAGACGTGGACCGTCCCGCGGTATGCCGTCATCCCGACCCACAACCGGCCCGAGTTGCTGACCGCGCTCGTCGCGTCGCTGGGCAATCAGTGCGACCACATCGTGGTGCTCGACAACGCCTCTGAACCGCCCGTCGACGTTGAGCAGCTGCGAAAGGCGGCCGATATCCCGGTCGAGGTGATTCGCGACGAGGAGCAGCCGCCGCACCTGTCGCGCTTCTGGAACGTCATGCTCGACGAGGTCTCCGACCAGGCCAAGGCCGCTGGCCACGACGCGTACGACGTCGCCGTGTTCAACGACGACTCGATCCTGCCGGCCGGCTGGTACGACGCCTGCTCGAACGGGCTCCGCGAGCACAAGACAGCTGTCATCGCCCACACCACGCCGACCACGCCGACGCTGCTCACCGCGTTGCACCTCGACCCGAGCAACCGCATGACGCCGCACGCGTTCGTGGTGCGCGGCGAGGCCGGGCTACGGGCCGACGAGTCCATGCACTGGTGGTACTTCGATGATGACCTGTCCTGGCAGGCCAGGTTGGCCGGCGGCGTACTTTCCGTCCCCGGCCCGAACGTTGTCAACGCCCGGGCGAACTCGACCACTGTCGGTGTGCTCGCCGAACAGGCGCAGCGGGATCAGGCGACGTTCATGCAGAAGTGGTCCACGTCGTGATCGGCTACGGGTCCTGTGTCGGATCCTGGGAGAAGTTCGGCCGCAACGTCGCCACCTGGGTCGGCGACCGCCCGCTGGTGGCACTGTCCGGCCAGCCGTCGATCAGCATCGCCTGCAACCTCATCCTCGACGCCTACAAGGGCAAAGGTATGGATGCGGTGATCCTGCTCCACGACGACCTCGAGATCACCGACCCCGACGCTGAGACCAAGTTCCTCGCCGCACTCGCCGATCCGGACGTGGCGCTGGTCGGGGTGTGCGGCGGGAAGGGCGACCAGACGCTGCACTGGTGGGAGTCGGAGAAGATCGGCCACCAGATGACCGACTCGGGCCTGCTCGACTTCGGCCCGCGCACCGGCGACGTGGCGTTCATCGAAGGCTCGGTGATGGCCTTCAGCCCGTGGGCTGTCGAGCACCTCCGGTTCGACGAGCGCTATCCGGGGTTCTCGGCCGGCTACGACGACATCTGCCTGCACGCCCGTGAGGCGGGCAAGCGGGTCACGGTCGCCGACGTCGACACCCACCACCACTCCACGGTCGGGTGGAAATCGCCGCAGGCCCTGGCCGCGTTCGCGGCTGCTGAGGTCCAGTTCCGGGCGAAGTGGGGGATCCGGTGAAGCGCACCAGCTGCTCCGCATGCGACGCCCCCGACCTCGAGCAGTTCCTCGACCTCGGCAACAGTCCGATCGCCGACGCGTACACCTCCACCGCAGACGAGGTCTCCCCGACCTATCCGCTGCAGGTTGCGGTGTGCCCGAAGTGCCGGCTCGTCCAGCTGCTCGAGGTCGTCGACCACGAGACACTGTTCGGCACCGGCTACTCCTTCTACTCGAGCGCCTCCCCGCCGCTGTCCGCGTACCACGCTGCCTACGCCCGGGACGTCCTCGCCAAGCACGGGCATCTCGCCGCCCGCGGTGTGGTCGAGGTCGGCTGCAACGACGGCGACCTGCTCCGCCACTTCGCCGGCTACTCCGCGCTCGGCGTCGACCCGGCCTCCGGGCCGGCCACCGCGGCGGCGGACCGTGGCCTCGAGGTGCGCGTCGCGCCGTTCGGCCTGGCGGTCGCTCACGACATCCGTGACCGTCGCGGCGTTCAGGGCCTGGTATTCGCCAACCACGTCCTCGCGCACGTCGCCGACGTCGCCGACGTGCTCGGCGGGATCAAAGCCCTGCTTGCGCCCGACGGCATCGCCATGGTCGAGGTGCAGTACCTGCCCGACCTGCTCGTCAACAACGCGTTCGACTTGGTGTACCACGAGCACAGGAATTTCTTCAGCCTCTCGGCGCTCGAGCACGCTGCCCGGCGGTGGGACCTCCACGTCATCGACGCCGAGTTGACCGACCGGCAGGGCGGCTCGCTCCGCGTCACCCTGTCCCGCAAGCCGCGGGACAACCCGCAGGTCGACTTCATCCGGGCATCCGAGGGGTGGCTGAACAACTTCAGCGCCTATGAGGGGATGCAGGGACGGGCCGAGCGGATCCGGGACCGGCTCTGCGACATGCTGAACAAGTACCCAGGGAAGGTCGCCGGGTACGGGGCGCCGGCCAAGGCGACGACGCTGCTCAACTTCTGCTGGATCGGGTCCGCCGAGTTGGAGTTCGTGGTCGACACGACCCCGGCGAAGCAGGGCCGGTACATCCCCGGCACCGGGCTGCAGATCCTGGCACCGGAGCAGGCACCCGACATCGACACGTACCTGCTCTTGAGCTGGAACTACGCCATGCAGATCATGCGGAACAACCCGGGCCGAGAGTGGATCGTGCCGTTCCCGGCACCTGTCCTGCTATGAGGGCGCTGATCCTCGGCATCACCGGCCAGGACGGCTACTACCTGGCCGAGCAACTGCTCAACAGCGGCCACCAGGTTTTCGGCGTGGTTCGCCGGCCGAAAGCCTGGCCGCTCGGTGCGAAGCTGTTCGCCGGCGACCTGCTCGACCGCCGCTCCCTCGAGCAGGCCCTGATCGAAGCTGAACCGGACGAGGTCTACAACCTCGCTGCGGTCACGTCACCCGGCGGGGCGTGGGGCAGACCCAACCCGCCGGATCTGGTCGAGACCACCGCAACCGGCGTCGTCAACCTGCTCAACGCGGTCGCTGCGGTGGCGCCGGACGCCCGAGTGGTGCATGCGTCGTCGTCGGCGATCTACGACCCGCACCGGTACGGCCTCTATGGCAGCGCCAAGCGGTTCGCTCACGACGTCGTCGTCGGCTACCGGGCCCACGGGCTGCACGTCTCCAACGCTGTCCTCTACTCCCACACCTCGCCGAGGCAGGACCCGAGGTTCCTCGCCCCGGCGATCTGCAGGCAGCTCCGCGCCATCCGTGACGGCAGCACCGAGAAGCTGGTGCTCACCGACACGCTCGGCCGGCGGGACTGGGGACATGCCGCGGACTACGTCCAGGCCCTGCCGCTCATCGCCCGCCACGACACGCCAGGCGACTACGACGTGGCCACCGGACGGACCTGGTCGGCCGGCGACTTCACCGCCGTAGCGCTCGGCGTCCTCGGGCTCGACTGGCGGGGCGCCGTCGACGTCATCCAAGGCGTGCCGGCGCCGCCCGAGCACCCTGCCGACATCGGACCGCTCCGCGACCTGGGCTGGAAACCGACGACGACGTTCGAGGGCATGGTCCGGGAGATGGCACTGGCGTGATCACCGTCGTCATAACGACTATTCCGCCACGGACCGGACCGGGCGGGCTGTTCGAGAGGGCAGTCCGCAGCGTCCAGGAGCAGACGTTCAGGCCGGCGCAGGTCCTCGCACAACTCGATGCCGACCGTGAGGGCGCAGCAGCGACCCGCAACCGCGCCCTCAAGCAGGTGAGCACCGAGTGGGTCGCCTGGCTCGACGACGACGACCAGATGTATCCGCAGCACCTGAAGCTCTGCGCCCGGGCCGCTCGGCTCTCCGGTGCTGACGTGGTCTATCCGGGCTACGACGTCGAAGGCGGAGACGATCCGGTCAACTGCTTCGGCCTCCCCTTCGATGCATCCCTGCTCGAGCGCCGCAACTACATCCCCGTGACCGTTCTGGCCCGCACCGAAACGGTCAGGGCTGCCGGCGGATTCCAGGCACACCCCGACGAGCACGGAGACCCGTGCGAGGACTGGGGCCTGTGGCTGGCGATGCTCCGCAACGGGGCCACGTTCTATCACCTTCCGCACCGCACATGGCGGTGGAACCTTGCCGGCGGATCCACGCGCGGCCGACCTGATCGGTGGTGACGACCGCGATGGCCAATGACCCCGGCCGGATCTGGACCCCAGCGCTGCTGCTGCATCGCGGGGTCAAACGGACCGTGACCCTGCCCGACGGCCGCCGAGCGCTGGTGACCACCGACGACTCGGGGACGGTCACGCAGATCGAAACCGCAGACCGCCTCGACGCGATCGTCCGGCCGAAGACGGTCCGGGTCCAGCTACGAAGGACAGGAGCCTGACCGTGTCGCTCGTCGATGACCTGCGCGCCCAACTGCGCGTCGCCGAGCTCGAAGAGGAGCTCGTCCGACTGAAGGACGAAGACTCACCGGAGTTGGCCGAGGCCAAGCATGAGCTCCGCTACTCCCGATGGGTCCAGCGCGGCGGCCCGGCCGAGGAGACCGCGGCCAGCGAGGAGTACGAGGCCCGGGTCGAGGAAGACCCGGGCCTCGACACCGACCCGCTGCGCGGTCACACCAACCGGGCCGTGCGGGACCTGCTGGCCCGCTGGCGTGCCGAGCAGTCGGAGGGCTGAGCCATGTCGATCACCGCAGCCGGGCTGTACGGGCTCACCCTCGAGAAGTTCCTCAACGTCACCTCACTGCCGACGAACGGCCTTGAGTCGGAAACCGCCGTCAAGTTCCTGATGGTGACCGATTCGGAGACACCCGACTTCTCGGCCGACAACTTCCGCGACGACGTGGCCGCAAACGAGGTCACCGGCACCGGATACACGCTCGGCGGAGTGGCGCTCACATCCACTGAGATCACGATCTCGGCGGGTGTGCTCACCTACGACTCCGCCGACCCTTCGTGGTCGTCCTCGACGATCGCCAACGCGATGGCGGGCGTCGGGTACTTCGTGCGTGGCGGCGCCGACACGGCCGACGAGTTGCTGTTCCTGCTCGACTTCGTCACTGCGGCGAGCACGACAAATGGGACATTCCTCGTGCAACTCAACGCCGCAGGAATTTTCACCGTGGACTTCACGCCATAGGGGGTGCGTCATCGCTACAGGCTCGATCCTCCTGCCACCCGGTGCCGCAATCCTGCCCGACGGCACCGCCACCAACGCCGCGCCGGCGATCCAGCGGGTCAAGTCGTCCGCGAGCGCACCCGCGCCATACTTCCTACAGCTCGCCTTCGACGCCAGTACCGAGGAGTGGGCGTCGTTCCAGTTCCAGATGCCAGCCGACTACGCGTCCTCACCGGTGGCGAAGCTGCACTACAAGATGGCGTCGGCCACGACCGGTGACGTGGTGTGGGTCGTACAGATCGCGGCGGTATCCGACGGCGACTCCACCGACGTCGACGCGAAAGCGTTCGGCACCGCCAACTCGGGGACGGTCACGGTGCCGGGGACGGCCGGCTTCCTGGACATCGCGTCCATCACCCTGACCAACGCGGACACAGTGGCCGCCGGCGATTTCGTGGTCGTACGGGTTGCGAGGGATGCCGATGCCGCCGGAGACACCGCCACCGGAGACGCGGAACTCGTCGCCGCCGCGATCCAATACACCACCGCCTAGGAGGTCAGCCGTGGCGATGACCTCCCCCGAGCGGGCAGCATGCACCACCGCCTACATGCGATCACTGTCCTCCGCAGCGAGCGTCCTCGGTGTCACGAAAGCGCAGTTGCGGGCGGCCGTCGACGCTGCCGACCAGTGGTGCGACGACAACGCGACCAGCTTCAACACGGCGCTGCCCGCGGCGTTCCGCACCAGCGCGACCACCGCCCAGAAGAACCTCCTGCTGACCTACGTGCTGCGCCGGCGCAACGGAGACCTGCGGATCCCCGAGGACCTCTGACATGGCCCGCACCTGGGCGAGCGGCGACAACATCTTCGTGCCTATCGGCAGCCTCGTCGGGGTCGGCTCCACCGCCAACACGCTTGTCGTCATCGCCAAGCGGGGCAGCGACGGAACCTGGATGACCCCGACGGCGATCCAGCCGTCGGCCGGCAACCCGACGGTGTCGCTGCAGATCAGCAACGCCGACAAACTCTCCTACACCTCCGGCGCCACCGACAAGGACACCGGCATCACCTGGCAGGCCGCCGACGGCTGGTCACTGCTCGCCGTCGACAAGGCCGGCGGCACCGCGACGCCGAACGGGCACCTGTACGTCTACAGCACCGACACGTGGACGCACAGCGCTGCCGGATCCACGGTCGGCGGTAACTCGACCGACCTGACCGGCGGCAAGGTCCAGCACGGCCGGTGGGCGACATCCGACCCGTACGTGGGCGACATTGCGATCGCCGGCATCTGGAAACGGCAACTCTCCCAGGCTGAGATCGAGTACCTGGCGTACTCCCTGCAGGCCTGGTACTTCTCGGCGCCGGACTATCTGGTGCAGTTCGACCAGGCATCGACCGGCACGTCGGTCATCGACGTGATCACCAGCAACACACAGCAGTCGGTCTCCGGAACCTCGGTGTCTTCGTCGTCGGTGCCGGTGTTCAGCTACGGGTCCGGTGATGCCGTCGCCGACGGGCATGCCGGCGGCGGAACGGACGCCACGCCCACCCCGTCGGCGGTTGCCGCAGTCGCGGCACTCCCTGCGCCGAGCATCTCGGCCGAGTCTGCAACCGCTCCCGCCGCAGTCGCCGCGGTCGCAGCGCTGCCGGCGGCGGCGATCGCCGCTGGGTCGACGCAGACACCATCGGCGATCGCAGCCACGGTGGCAACGCCGACAGCGACAATCGCCGCCGGATCTACGACAGCACCAGCCGCGGTTGCCGGCGTGGTAGCCATGCCGGCCGCCGCGGCCTCTGCCGGCTCGACAGTCGCTCCCGCGCAGGTCGCTGCAGTGGCAGCGCTGCCCGCGCCGACGATCGTCGCAGCCTCAACCCCGACACCTGCAGCCGTCGCGGCGACAGTCTCGCTTCCCGCGCCGACCATCGACACCGCCGGCAACGCCACGGTCACACCGGCCACGATCGCCGTGGTCGTCACGCTCCAGTCGGTCATCGTCGCCGGTGGATCGCAGGTCAACCCCGCCACAGTGGCGGCGCTCGCCAGTGTCCCGGCCGTGACGGTGAATCAGTCCACGGCCAGGGCAACGTCAGCGGCCTCGGTGTCCACCGCCCGAACCTCCACCTCTGCCGTCACGGCCAGTCGCACATCGAGCGGAGGTGTCACGTGAGCGCCACCGTCTTTTTCGACTCGGCCAGCGAACTGGCCACCCTGAGCAACACGTTCTCGGTTGCCAGCGTCCCGACCGACCCGACGACGGTCACGCTCATCGTCACCGACCCGCTCGGCGCGTCGACGACGTACGTGTACAGCCTCGGTGAGATCACCCGTTCGTCGGCGGGCGCGTACACCAAGGACATTCCGTGCTCGGAGTCCGACACCTGGCAGTACGAATGGATCGGCACCGGCGCCGCATCCGACGCCGAGGTCGGCACCTGGTTCGTGCAGGAGACCGGCCTCGGGAAGCTCTACTGCCCGATCTCCGCGCTGAAGTCGCGGCTGGGTATCGAGCACTCCGAGGCCGACTTCGAGCTCCACGCCGCGTGCTTCGCCGCCTCCCGGTGGATCGAGCAGTACACCGAGCGGATCTTCTGGCGGACCACGTCGAGTGCCCGGACGTTCACACCGGACGGCCAGTACTGCCTGAAGCTCCCGGCGTTCTGCGACCTGGTCTCCGTCTCCGCGGTGAAGACCGACACGGCAGGCGACGGCACGTTCGTGACGACGCTGGCCGCGAGCACGTATCAGCTGCTGCCGTACAACACCTCGGCCGCACCCGAGACATTGCCGTACAACGAGATCCGGTCGCTGTCCGCCGCGTTCCCGACCTCATGCGGCTACGGCACGCGACGCAACACGGTCGAGGTCACCGGCATCTGGGGCTGGCCCAAGGTGCCCTCGGCGATCCGGCAGGCCGCCGCGATCATCGCCGCCGACACGTTCAAACTCAAAGATTCGCCGTTCGGGGTTGAAGGTCAGGGCGAGTTCACGGTCAACGTCGGCGAGAACCGGCGGGCGCTGAAGTTCCTCGACCCGTACAAGCGCTTCTCGGTGCTGATCGCATGAGCGACTTCCTCGACGCCATGGAAGCGCTCGCAGGTGCGTTCTCCGGCATCACCGGCCTGCAGCGGCACGCGTTCCCGCCGGGCGAACTGGGCACCGTACCGGCCGTTGTCGTGTCCGTCGGCGACGGAGAGTTCGGCAACTACTCGCCGACGATGGACGACGACGTCACCGATCTGGACCTCGTCGTCACGGTGTTCGTCCAGTGGGGCGAGACCCGTGCGGCGTGGCAGAAGCTCACACCGTTCATCGCACCTGCCGGCACCTCGTCGCTCATCGCCGCCGTCAACGCCGACACAACCCTCGCCGCAGTCGTTGACTCGGTGCTGATCGGTCGGCCCCGCAACCTCGGCCCCTACACCTGGGGAGCCACCAGGTATCTCGGCGCCGAGTTCCCCGTCGAGGTGTTCCTGTGAGATGGCTCGCCGTCCATCCGGGCCCGCAGTCCAGTGTCCACGACACCTACATCGGCTGGGTCGAGGCGATCCGCGCACTCGGTGAGCAGGTCATCGAGTTCCCGCTCGGCAGCGCGCTGGCGTTCTACGACGACGTGTACCTCGAGGTCGCCACCGGCGAGTTCAGCAAGGCGTTGTCCACGCAGAACGCGACCAACCTGGCCGTTGACCGGCTCGCCGGCGCGCTATGGAAAGTCCGCCCCGACGTCCTGTTCGTCGTCTACGGGATGTTCACCGACACCGACATTTTCGACCGAGCCAGGCGTGACGGCGTCAAGGTCGTGTTCCTGTGCACCGAGGAGCCGTACGAGCACGACCGTCACCTGCGGATCGCACCGCACGTTGACGTCATGCTCGCCGACGATCCGACCAACCTGGAAGCCTTACAGGCGCTGACCCACGCGGTCTACGCGCCGAAAGCGTTCCGGCCGTCGGTGCATCATCCCGGGCCGGCCGACCCGATCCTCGCCTGCGACTTCTCGTTCGTCGGCACCGGCTTCCCGAGCCGGATCCAGTTCCTCGAGGCGATGGACCTCGACGGCCTCGACGTGTTCCTGGCCGGCATGTGGCAGCTGCTCGCCGAGGGATCACCGCTGCGCCGGCACATCCTCGGGTCGCCCGCCGAGACCTTGAGCAACGAAAACGCCGCGGCGCTGTACCGCTCCACGGCGGTCGGCTTGAACCTGTACCGGCGCGAGGCCGAACGACCCGAGCTGTCGGCCGGCTGGTCGATGGGGCCACGCGAGCTTGAGATGGCCGCGTGCGGCTTGCCGTTCCTCCGCGATCCGCGTGGCGAGGGTGACGACGTCCTCGGCATGCTCCCGGTCTTCCACTCGCCCGGCGAAGCGTCGGAGCAACTGCGCTGGTGGCTGGCGCATCCCGATGAACGTGCCGCAGTCGCCGAGAAGGCGATGGCGGCAGTGCAAGACCGCACGTTCGACACCAATGCCGCTCGGTTGATGCGGCTTCTTGAGGGAGCTGGTCAGCATCAGTAGAATCCATGGGCGCAACGGCCGCATCTACCTCGGCCTCGCATCGTCCACCGCCATCGCCGCACCGCTGCCGTTCTTCGCCACTTGGTCGATCAACTTCACGACCGACAAAGCGGATGTAACGGCCATGGGGGACACTAACCGCGTATATGTGGCCGGATTGCCCGACGCCGCAGGCGAGTTCTCAGGGTTCTACGACGACGCGACGGTCCAGACCTACACCGCCGCCGTCGACGGCCAGCCGAGGCATTTCTATCTGTACCCTTCGCTGCTCACGCCGGGTCAGTACTGGTACGGCGACATCCTGCCTGACTTCAACGTGTCCGGCGGGGTCGCTGGTGCTGTCGAGGTTTCCGCCTCGTGGAACGCATCCTCGGCGATCACGAAGATCGGCTGAGCGATGCTCAAGCTGACCGTCAAGGGTGCGGCCCAACTCCGGGACCTCGCTCGGGATCTGCGACGGTCGAAGGGCACCCTGCGCAGCGAGTTGACGAAGGCGTTCAAGAAGGCCGGCGCGAGCACCCTGCGGCAGGTCAAGGCCAACATGACCTCGATGCAGATCAAGGGCTACAGCACCGGCAAGAAGCCCCGCTTCACCGACAAGCAGCCCGGAACGAACATCCGGGCGCGGATCGCCCGCGTGACCGAGCTCGACGTCCGCACCGGCGCCGCGGATCCGCACGCCCAGTTCCAGGTGCAGACGGACCGGCTCGGCGACGCCCGGAACCTGCCCTGGCACTTGGATACCGGCAAGAAGTTCCGGCACCCGATCATGGGCCGCCGCGGGCGATGGGCAGCGAACTCCGGTACGCCGTGGTTCTACGACGAGATCAAATCCGACCTCGACCGGTTCACCGACGAGTGCGACAAGGCCATCGACAAAACCATCCAGACGATAGAGCGAGGCTGAACCCCTTCATGCCATCCATCCGGCTCCACCCGAAGGACTGCGAGAAGTACGGCGCTCCCGAGGTCATCGACATCGACTTCCAGGCCATCGGCATGCGGCAGCGCAGTGCTGTCGAAAAGGCGTCCGGGAAGTCGCTGCGGTGGATGTACGAGCAGCTCCAAGGGGTGCCGGAGCTCGACGAGCACCAGAACCCGATCCCGGTCACCGACCGGACAACCGGCGAGCTGGTCCTCGTCGACGGGCAGCCGGTCCCGCGGCTGCAGGTCGACCCCGAGGCCTGGGTGATGCTCGTGTGGATGGCGCTGTGGGGCAACGGGATCAAGGTGCCGTGGAACGACTTCGACATCATCGAGAGCGGCTTCGTGTTCACCGACGAAGCCGAGGACGAAGACCCGGGAAAAGGCGAGGCGCCGACGGATTCGGAGAGTACGACGACGTCGTAGAGATCTCCGACCGGGTGTGGATACTGCTGTTCCTGCGCTACTTCCCGGGGCTTTCCCTCGCCGACTTTGAGGTCCCGAACGGTTTTCCCGTCGACCTGTGGGATTCCGGCAAGGCACTGATCGAGGCATGGCAGAAGCGGGGTGTGTAGATGGCCCGCAGATTGTCCGTCGAGATCGACGGCAACTCCACCTCCGGCCGCAAAGCCATCGACAGTCTCGCCGCCGAAGCCGACAAGGCCGCCAAAGACCTCGACAAGATGGCGGCAAAGGCCGACGCCGCATCGGTCAAAGCCCGCAAACTCGCCGAGGCCGAAGAGCGGGCTGGGGACAAGACCCGCGAACTCGCCTCGCGGATGCAGGCGCTGCAGAAGGAGATCGCCGAGTCCGGCGACGAGTCCGGCAAACTGACCCGCAAGCTCGAACGCCTACAGATCGCGGTCAAGACCAGCGCCCACGCCACCGACGACTACCGGCGTGCTGCAAGCCGTGCATCGGCCGAGGCGCGCGAGCAGGCGCGTGCCTACGACAAGGTTGGCGACAACGCCCGGCAGGCAGCCCGTGCCGTAGCGGCGCTCCGGGCCGCCTCCATGCTTCCTGGCGGCGGGAAGCGAAAGGGCGGGGTGTCGTTCCTCGGCAGTCTGCTCGGCATCGGCGCGGACGGTGCGCTGTCGGCCGGCGGCGGCGTCACCGCAGCACTCAAGGGCATCCTCGGCACGCCGGGCGTCGGCCCGGCAGCGATCGGCGCGGGGGTCGCTGCCGGTGGGCTGGGAGCTGGCATCGCGGGCGGCGCGGCGGCTGGCGGGGCGCTGCTGGCCGGCGGCGCTGTAGGAGGTGCTGGTCTGGGACTCGCCGGCGCCTGGATGGGCGACCCGGTCAAGTACACCGGCCTGTGGAACGAGGCGATCGACGGCATCCAGCATCGCTGGCTGGACTCGTCCTCGGCGTTCGGCGACGAGCTTGAAGCCGGTCTGCAGGTTGTCGACCGGACACTGCGGGATCTCCCGGTCGAGAAGATTCTCGACCTTTCGCAGAGCTTCGTGATGCCGCTTGCTGTCGGTGCAGGATCGGGCATCACGGCGGCTGCCGATGGCTTCGCCGATCTCCTGGAGAAGGGGCAGGTCGTCGTCGACCGGCTCGGGCCGGAGATCGCCGACTTCGGGCATGACGTGGGCGACTCGTTCCGGATGGTCGCTGAAGGCTCCGAGGGCGGTGCCGAAGCGCTCGGCGATTTCGTCAACGCGGCCGGCTACGTCGTCAAGGCCACCGGCCTGATGATCCTCGGCTTCGAGACGGCGTACCACAACATCCGCGAGTTCGAGAAAGCCAACTTCGAATTCATCGATTCGGTGCCGGTTGTCGGCAGTTTCGTCGACGGCCTCAAGGACAGCCTGTTCGGCATCGAGTCGACCTCGATCGGCGCAGGTAGAGCCCTCGGCGGTGCCGGCGAGGCGTCCCACGAAGCCGCCTTCAACTTCGGTGAGATGGCCACAGAGGCCGCGAAGGCTGCTGCGGAGGCCGCCACCCTGACTGACTCGATGACCGCGGTGCGGTCGGCAAGCCTGGCCGCGGCCGACGCTGACATTGCGCTGGCCCAGGGCTGGGCCGACCTCAAAGAGGAACTCGCCGACGGCAAGCGGACGCTGGACCTTTCCACGCAGGCCGGTCGCGACCACCAGAAGGCGCTCCTCTCTCAGGTCGAAGCGGCCGAAGCTTCACGACAGAAGCAGATCCAGCTGACTGGCGACATCGGCGCCGCGGACGCGGCATACGCCACCAACATCGAGATGATCAAGAAGGCTGCATATGCCGCCGGCTACAACAAGCAGCAGGTCGACGCCCTGATCCAGACATGGGCCCGCGTTCAGCCGGTCGTCCAGACCCAGGTCAAAACACCTGGCCTGTTCGGTGCGCTGTCCGACGCCGCCCGCCTGGCTGCAACGCTGGGCGACATCGACGGCACCTACAACGCCAACGTCTACGTCAACTACCACCAGCGAGGCCAAGCGCTCAATCCGGCACTCGCACACGGCGGGATCCGGCGTGCGGCGACCGGGATGATCATCCCGCCTTCCGACCCGGGCACCACCCTGGTCGGTGAACCGCAGACCGGCGGCGAACTGCTGCTGCCGCTGCAGGGGATCAGCCGGAATCGCGCCATGTCGCTGATGCAGCCCGCCGCCAGCGGCTACGGGCTCAAGGTCACCCCTGCGGACGGCGCGCAGCAGGCGCGGCAGGCCATCTCACGGATGGGCCCGGGTTCCGGCGTGTCCGGTGGCGGCTCGGTCCGGGTCGACTTCTCCGGCGCGCGGTCCGACGACGTCATGACGCAGTGGTTCATTCGAGGGGTGGACAGCGGCCAGATCCAGATCTTCGCCGGTGGCGACCAGGTCACGGCGCGGCCCTGATGAAACTCCTGGTCGCCGGTGGCGAAATCTAGGGGCCGTACGGCGGTGCTTGCGCTGGACCCCAATAGCCGCCCGGTGGCTGTTGTGCCCAGGCGATGATCCGCTGGATGTCTGCCAACTCCTCGGGGCCGCGGTTGTACAGCATCGTGCTGTATGAGATTCGCCCGTCGGACACCGTGAGCGTCTGCCCCCACCGGTCGACATCCCTGATCAGCAAGCCGAGCAGGGAAAGCAGGCCGGTGCACGGTGCCAGCAGCACCGACAGCACGATCACCCACCACGGGCAGGACCGCGAAACCGGCAGGTTCGGGCCGACCCGCCAGCGGACGGTCGACCGTACGAGCGGCCCGTACGGGGTGTACACGGTCGTGTCGTCGACGCCGAGCTCCGCGATCCGGACCATCGCAGCCCGCCCCGTGCTGACGGGCGGAACGAGGGTCGGGTCGACAGGCGGGCTGCTCGCCGGCCCCGGGACGTAGGGCACGGGCAACTGAGGGGTGTCAGGGGTCACGCCCGCGAGTGTGACGCAGTCACGCCAACATCACATCGGGTGAAGGGGTGATCCGTTTCCGTGCCCCGCTTCCGCCCGACTGTCGAACTCGCCCCTGGCGCCGACCTTACCGCCACCCCGTCCACCTGGTCGTGGACGGATCTGACCCTCGGCCGGTACGTGCACGAGAAGTCCAAGATCTCGATCACCCGGGGCCGGCAGAACCGATACGCCCAGACCGCCCCGGCAACCTGCGGCCTGACCCTGCTCAACCCCGACGGCATCTGGGTACCGGACAACCCGGTCGGTACCTACTACGGACTCATCGACCAGAACACCCCACTGCGGGTGCTGATGCGGTCGAACACGTCCACCGCATCGGATGTGTTCAACCGGACGTCGTCCTCGTCGTGGGACACCGCAGACGTCGGCGGTGCCTGGACGAACGCCGGCGGTGCCGGATCCGACTTCTCGGTGTCGGCCGCGAACGGCGGCCGGCACCTGCACACCGCCGCCTCCTCGCCGCACTACAGCGTCCTCGCCGTCGGGCTCACCCGGGTCGACATCACCGCCCGGGTCCGGGTCAACGCCCTGTCCACCGGTGCGGCACAGACGGCAGCCCTCGTCTGCCGGTATGCGAGCAGTTCGCATTCCTCCCGGGTCGAGCTGCAGTTCGCGACGAGCGGAGCGATCAGCGGCCGGGTCGTGCTGCGCACCGGTGGCGTTGACTCTGCCGGGTCGCCGGTGGCCAGCACCCTGACCCATACCGCTGCCACCTGGTATCGGGTCCGGATGGTCACCGGCTACACCTCGGTCCGTTTCAAGGTCTGGGTTGACGGGACGACGGAGCCGGCGACGTGGCTGGTCGACGGCAGCACCGGTGTGTGGCTGGAAACCCCGCCGATCTCCGGCAGCGCCGGGTGCTATTCGATGCGGGAGACCGGCAACACCAACGCCAACGCAACGATCGACTTCGACGACTTCTCGCTGGTCGACGGTCCACTGATCCGGTTCACCGGCTATGTGGACGCCTGGCCGACGACATGGGCGGACGAGTCGGAGCGGCAGAGCTTCGCTCCGATCACCGCCTCCGGGCATCTGCGACGGATCGGGCAGGCGAAGAACCTCAAGTCGGCGCTGTGCCGGGCCAGCACGCTGATGCAGTGGTCCGGCGCTCCGCAGGCCAAGGGCTATTGGCCGATGGAGGATGCGTCGCAGGCCACCGTGTTCGCCTCCGGGCTGACCGCCGGACTGCCGATGATCTACACGGACATGCGGCCGGCGGGTGAGTCCGACGTCCTCGGCACCGACCCGCTGCCCCTCGCCGGCGGCGAAGCCGTGTTCTCCGCGGTGGTCCAGCCGTACACGGCCGCCACCACGTGGGCTGTCCGCGCCCTGTTCAAGTTCCCGGACGTGCCCTCGGTGAACACCGGCGTCCTGGCGTGGACGACCGGCGGCACCATCGACCGCTGGGCGTTCGTCATCACCACCGGATCCACGTGGACGATCCAGGGCTACACCAACGGCACCGAGGTACTCGCCGCGTCATTCCAGAACATGATCGACGCCGACGGTGGGAGCCTGTTCGACCGGCAGTTCTACCTGACCGCGAACGCCACCCAAAACGGCGGCAACATCGACTACACGGTCAACCTGTGGGCCGACAACACCTCCGGGGCGCTCGGCATCAGCGGCAGCTACGCCGGAACGATCGGCAACGTCACCAAGATCTTCCACTCGGCCTATCCCGGCTACACCGCCGGCGGCTACACCATCGGCCACGTCGGCGTCGCCGACGACGAGTTGTGGGCGTACGACGGCTACCTGATGGCCTCCGGCTTCGGCGGGGAGACGTCGGGCGCCAGGCTCGCCCGGCTCGGCAGCGAAGAGAACATCCCAGTCTATTTCGGCGAGATCCTCGGTGCCGGCGCCGGGTCCACAACCCAGATCATGGGCGCGCAGCGGACCACCTCCCTCATCCAGCAGTTCCGCGAAGTCGAGGCGACCGAGGAAGGTCTGCTCTTCGACGGTCTTCAAGGTCAGGTGACCCTGCTGCCTCGCCAGCAGCGGCAGAACCACGCAATCGACCTGACCATTGACCACGACGACGGCCAGCTGGCCGGAGGGTTTGTTGCCGTCAGAGACGACGCGCTGCTCCGCAACGACATCAAAGCCCAGAACGCGAGCGGGTCGACAGTCCCGGCGCAGGACGTCGACGGCATCCGGCGGTGGGGTGTCTACTCCGACGCGATCACCATCAACGTCCAGGACGACACCGAGGTCGGCGACCACGCCAACTGGCGGCTGAACCTCGGCAAAACCCCGGCAACGAGATATCCGAGCGTCACCCTCCAGTTGCACAACTCGCGCAACACGACGCTCATCGACGCCTGGCTGGCCTGTGACATCGGCTACCGGCTCAACCTGCTCAACCTGCCCAACACGTACGACGACGCCGACCTGCTCATCGAGGGCTACACCGAAACCATCGACTCGTCCTTCTGGACAGTCGTGCTCAACACCTCGCCCGCGCAGCCGTGGAACGTCTTCACGATCGAGGGCGGCGGAAACCTGGGCCGGCTCGACACCGCCGGCTCCACCCTCAACGCCGCCGCCGGGTCCGGGAACCTGCACACCTCCACATTCGAGGCGGGCGTCGCCGACTGGACCCCAACCTCGGCGACGTTCGTGCAGTCCGCGACACATGCGCACAGCGGCACCTACGGCGGTCTGCTGACCGTCACCGGCAGTCCGGTCCAGGCGTACGCCCGAGCGTTCGAGACCGCGGTGACCGCAGGAGTGCTCTACGGCGCCAACGTCTGGTGCTACTCGGTGGCCGGCTACTCGGCTGTGCAGTGTGCCATCGACTGGTACGACTCCGGGCACGCCTACCTGTCCACCTCGTCGGGCACCAGTTCGGCGCTGGCGGCAGCAACCTGGGAGCGTCGGTCGGTCATCGGTACTGCTCCTGTCGGTGCCGTTTATGGCCGGTACGGTCCGACGCTCACCGGCTCACCGGCTACGGGTACGGCGATGTGGATCGACGACACGTCGCTGGCAACGGCCTTGTCTGTGGCCACCACGACCGGGCCGGTGTGGCGGGACGGCGCCGTCGACTTCGACATCGGGATCGCCGGCGAGCGCATCACCGTGTTCCGGGTCTCCGGCACTACCAGTCCGCAGACGTTCGGCGTCACCCGCTCCGTCAACGGCGTCGGCAAGACGCAGGCGTCCGGCGCGTCCGTGAGTTTGTGGAGACCGGGGAGGTTGGCGCTTTGAGTGACTTCCTGGCAGGTGACGAGCCCACCGCCCAGCAGATCAATGACGTGCTGCCTCGGTTCGTGACCAAACTCGCCGACGAGTCCATCACCAACAACGCGACACCGCAATCCGACGACGAACTCTTCATCGCCGTGGCCTCCTCGACGCGGTACTGGGTCGAGATGTGGATGGTATTCAACTCGCCCGCCGCGAACGACCTCAAGTTGCAGTGGACAAGCCCCGCCGGGGTGGCCGGCTGGTGGAGGCCGGCCGCGACAAACCTCGCCGCAGCCTCGGAAACCATCTATCAGGGCTCGCTGGCGTGGGGCACGCAGGCGCAGATCGAGGGATCGGCCTCCGACAAGTCAATCTCCGTCGTCGGCATTCTCGTGACCGCCGGGACCGCTGGCACATTGCAGCTGCAGTGGGCGCAGAACACGAACACCGGCAATACCACAACGGTCAAGGCCAACAGCGTTCTGAAGATTCAGAAGATCGCCTAGCAGGGGAGAGATCCACCAGTGACGTTGCTCAATCCTCTTACCCAGTACTACAAGTTCACGTTCAACTCCAACGGCACCGGCGGAAACTTCGACTTCGCGGTGTTCGTCGCGATGGAGACGGCCTTCAACGGTGACGGCTCGGAGTTCGGCGACGGCGGCTCAGCCGGTGTCGACCAGTTGACGGCGCTCGCTGCGGGCATGGCAACCGGTTTCGAAACCGAAAACGCGCCCAACTGGGACAACATCACGATCGTGAAGATCGAGGCTCAGCCGCAGGCGCTCGATCAGGTCTACCCCTAGCGGAGTGCCCACTCTCCGGAAGATTGGATAGGAGGCCGACATGGGCATGTCCCAGGAGTTCCCCGAGCTTCAGTTCGTCCCCGCGAAGGCGTTCGGGACCGGGCGTGACGGGCGGAAGGTCAAGCTCAGCGTCATCCACTACACCGCAGGGTCAGAGCGAAGTACGTCAGCGGAAGATGGCGCCTCGTATGACCAGCGGCGGACCGACGGCACGTCCTGTCATCTGTTCCACGACCAGAACTCCAGCGTGCAGACGGTCTACCGGTGGAACCGCGCCAACAGCGCCTTCCACAAGGGCAACAGGCTGGGCGTCCAGCACGAGCTGTGCGGCACCGCGCAGACCCGCGCGCAGTGGCTGGATCCGGCCTCCGACGCCACCCTGTGGCGGGCCGCGAAGTACGTCGCCGACGACTGCGTCACCTACAACCTGCAGCCCCGCCGGCTCACCGTCGCCGAGACCCGGGCCACCTGGTACAGCAACGGCCCGGGCGGCATCTGCGGGCACGTCGACATCACCCGGGCATTCCCGGAAGACAACGGAACCCACGAAGATCCGGGACCCGGCTTCCCCTGGGATGTCTTCCTGGCCCGGGTCAACCAGATCATCAAGGGCGGCAGCGCCGTCGAAGGAGACCCCATGGCCATCGAACTCGCCAACACCGTGTCCATCCCGCCCGCCGACGCCGTACCGGCCGACTGGAACATCACCACCACCCCGGGTGAGACGCAGTCCGTCGGCACGATCCTCGGCTACCTGTACCGCCGCGACTACCTTGCCGTGGCAGGCCTGGTCAAGACCTACGACGCGGTCAAGGTCCTGCAGAACACCCCGCCGGTGGCCGTGGTGCACCTCGACCCGGCGCAGATGGCGCAACTGACGGCCGACCTGCTCGCGCACATCGACTCAACCCTCGCCGCGAAGGTCGGCGAGGCGAGCGTGCTTGCGCAACTCGATCCCCGGGTGCATGCCGCTCGCGTCGAGGACGCCAACACCGCCGAGGACTCGTAGCGGCATGACCACGCCGGGGCAGGGCGTCGACAGCGAAGGCCGCGCCGTTCAGGACCCGACCAAGAACGTGCTGGAGCTCGTTGAAGCAGCCAACCTGCGTCAGGACGATCTCCGGGTGGCCGAGAGCAGGCACCTCCGGGAAATGATGGCCATGGAGGCGCGGCACTCGGCAGAGCAGCGCGCCTCCGAGGCGAACCGGCTCAACGCCATCCGCGAGGTCGACAACGGCACCGTGCAGCGCGCCGCCGAGGTGCAGTTGGCCGCGCAGACGGCGCTGGCCACGCAGTCCGCCCAGACGGCCGAGACACTCCGCGGTCAGGTCGCCGCGGCGGCCACCGTGCAGGCCGCCGCCCTGGCCGCGGCCGACGCCAAGTTCGCGTCGGCGCTCGCTACCGCGATCGCGCCGCTGAGCACGGCGATCGAGGGGCTCAGGCAGGCGCAGTTCCTGACAGCCGGGGGGAAGGCGCAGGCCACCGAGTCGACGGCCACCCGCGGCGTCAACGTCGGCGTGATCGTCGGTATCGCCGGTGCGCTGCTGGCCGTGATCGGGGTCGGCTGCACCGGCCTGGCCATCGCCACAACCATTGTGATTGCCCTGACCCGCTGAACGCATGACCCGCCGACCCAGACCCCGCCGGTGGGAAGCACCATCAGAACAGGCCTACCCCGATGACGAGACTCGAACAATGGCAGGCCCTCGGGGTCGTCTGTGGCAGCCTCATCGCCCTGCTGACCCTGGTCGGTCTCATCTACCGATGGGTGGTGCGCCCTGTGTGGCGGACACTACGGCGGCTCAACGAGGTGGCAGACCAACTACTCGGCGACAAGGTACGGAAGATCCCGTCGATGACGGAGCGGATGGCGTCGCTGGAGCAGACGTTCGGCGAGCATCTGCAGCAGCACCAGGTGTACGACCGGACCAACGGCCCCGCCCGACCCGTCCGGCAGCAGAAGTAGGGAGACAGGCCATGAAGATTGTCATCGCGCTGCTCTACCTCGCGGCCGTCATCCTGATCGCGCTCGCCGCGTTCGGTGTGCCCGCCCGGATCAGTCTCGCCCTGCTCGGCGCCGCTCTCGCGCTGCTCGCGTTCAGCCTGCCCGCAATGCAGGCCGGGTTCAGCGGCTAGCTCGGCTCGTCCCGCCACTTCAGCGGAAACACCCCGGTCATCCCGAGGTGATCCAGGTCGCCCGCCTCGACGTGTCCCGGTTCCTTGGTGCAGCGGACCTCGACCTCACCGGTAGCGGTGGGGCGCATCTTCGCCGCTGAGCACTGGCTCTTCTGCTCTTCCACCCTCGCAGGCTAGCCGCTTGACGCTGGCCCGCGCTCCCACCAGCAAGAACACACCAGGTAAGCGCTTTCCGCGGCCTTCTCGGCCCCGCGGCGATCGCGCTTGCCCCTCAGTCGTGCCCCGGTCCGCCTCGCCCTTGCTTGAGGAGGTCGGGGAGCTGGGGCGGACCGGGTGCACGCGCAGAACCTCCTCACCTCCTCGAAGGAGATCCACGTGTCCAAGCAGTCCATCTATCTCAGGCTGGAGACGCGCATCGCGTCGGGCAGCCTCAAGGACGTCGTCGTCCGCTGGCGCTACGGCCGTAGCCTCTTGGTCGCCAAGGCCGGCCGCAAGCAGCTACCCAAGGGCAAGATCGAAGGGCTCATCAAGGAGGCAGCCGACGCCGGGATCAAGGTCTCCGAACGGGAGATCCAGAGGCGCATCAAATGCGCCGAGGTCTATGGCTCGGAGGCTGAAGTCCGTCGGGCGAGCGACGGACTTGGGTCCTGGACGGCCCTCCATGAGGCGGGCTTCCCGACGTTCGAGTCGACCGAGCCGGACGACCTCGAAGCGGCCGGCATCCACACCGGTCCGCCCGACGAGTTCGAGCAACTTGCGCTGATCATCCCCGGCGTACCCGCCGTGCTCAGGGTCAAGGGCCGCGAGCCCGTCGACCTCACCGATGCCACCCTCACCGACTTCAAGGCGTACTGCGAGCAGTCGGCCGAGATCACCGCGAACTTCGCCAAGCACGACGCCCTGCTCTGGACCGCCTACCGGGCGATGCTCGACGGCTCCGGAGGCGACATGGACGCCAATGCGGTCGAGGCGTGGAAGCGCGGTACTGGAGAAGACGACACCGAGGAGACCTCTTGAGCGACCAGAAGCCCAGCGTCGGACGCGTGGTCCACTACGTCTCGTTCGGCACGCCCGGAGGCGAGTACAAGAGCGAGTGCCGCGCGGCGATCGTCGCGGCCGTCCCGCACGTCTTCCCGGATCACGGCACCGTCGACCTGGTGGTGCTCAACCCATCGGGGCTGTTCTTCAACCGCGCCGACTACCACGAGGGCGACGTCGGGCATGACCACGCCGCCGCCGAGATCCCGGCGCGTTCGTACCGCGGCGGCTCGTGGCACTGGCCGGAGAGGGTCTGATGGCCAAGGACTCCGTTCTCACCCTCCGCGTCGAGACCGACCTGCTCGACCGGCTCCGCGAGCTGGCACGGCGTGCCGACGTCGGTGTCTCCGACCTCGTCCGCGCAGCTGCGAAGCGACTCATCGCACCGTCCGACGGTCTTGAAGAACTCGCCGAGCAGCAGCAGCCGTACACCTTCCGGTGTGAGCACATGTCCATCTCCGGTGCCGGGTTGCGCTCGGCGCGATGCAGCTGGTGTGCGAAACCCTGAACCTCTCCGGCCGCCATTCAGGCAAAGGCCGGTTTCCCTGAATCCCAGTACGTGCCCCGGCTTGCGCTCCGCTTTCAAGGGGTGGGCGACGCGCGCGAGCCGGGGCACCGCCCCACCCTGTTCAACCCCGAACACCCCTGGCTCCCAAGAAGGAGTGCCATGAAGCGCTACATGAAGTTCATCGTCGCTGCTCTCGGCGCCGCCGCGTACACCGTGCAGGCGGCGATCTCCGACGGCGACATCACCGGCACCGAAGGTGTGGGCGTCCTGTCCGCTGCTGTGATCGCGGTGCTCGTGCTGCTGGTGCCGAACGCGAGAGCCGACGACGCCGTGAAGACCCGTTCCGGTCCGGCGCCGTACTGAGCCGACGACTCTACTTCGCTCGCTACTTGCAAGGTGTGAAGTGGAGAGTGAAGTAGAATCCGAGACGCCTCGGTCCGGGTGCAAGACCCGGCGCTCGCATTCGCCTCTGGGCGTCTAACGTTTGGGTGCTGGCCCGACTGTCCCCGCGCTTGCGTGGTGTGAAGTCGGACGACCGACGCCGAGGCACCCGGGGATGTAGCTCAACGGATAGAGCACGGTGTGCGGTACGGCCGCCTGCAGGGGCCAAGCCCGCTGGGATCCGAGGTCGCCGGTTCGAGTCCGGTCATCCCCCCACCTGCTAGTGATCCACCAGCAACTGGCTACGGCTAGTCCACGGCTAGCTGTGACCAGGTTAGCCACATAGCAACAGCGCCTCGCTCGGTCTCCGGACTGGGCGAGGCGCTGCTCTGCGTCCCGGACCCGTCTTTGTCCGGATCCGGACTTCTTCTCAACCCGTGCGAAATCGGGCGCTGAACCGTTGAACGAGTTGCTGCCGTATCACTGTGTGTGGTTCGCTCTGACCTTCCGCCGTATGGACGGGACGGAGGTCGACGTGCGACGGTGGTTCAAGAAGAAGCCTGAGTTGCCCAGGACGATGACGCAGCGGATGGCACAGTCGCTTCTCGAGGCGAATGGCTGGAAACGCACACTGGGCGGCAAGCATGTAGTGAAGATGGAGAAGGAGGGGCGCCGGCCGATCACACTTCCGAGCTGCAACGGTGCCGCGTACAGCGTGGGACTGACCAGCCGGATCTTGACGCAGGCCGGTTTGAAGTAGGAGCGCCGAGGGGAGAGGAAGTCCCATGTCCGACACGAAAGTCCTACACCTGAAGGTCCACTTCGAGCAGGATCAGATCTGGGCCGAGGTAGACGAGTACCCGGGCTGCTTCGCGGCCGGTCGGAACATGGACGAACTCCAGGAAGCCCTCGCCGAAGCGATCAGCTTCTACCTGGCCGAGGGC